ATCGGAACAGGATATCGTCACCATTGACGAGGACCGGTAGGTCCTCGGGATCGATATCAAGTCCCGTGTGTTCCTCGAGGGCGGCCCAATATGCGCACATGTTAACAGCGCATAGGATAGGAAAGCTGAGGGTTGAACCCATAAGCTGTCCCGTCCGTTGTTTGGCCGGCCCCAATCCCTCATGCGATTTGCTGAGCTTCTCTGGATAGTGTATATCCTGTTCATAGAGAACGCTCCGCAATACCTCCTGATATTTTGGGGGAAGAGTGAATAGTCCCATACGAAGGCTAGCTTCAAAAGCTGCCTTGGTATGTCGCAGATCTAAGGAATCTGTGGCGGCTGCATAGTCACCACTGACCCAATCTGTGAAATTGAGACCAAGTTTCTCCTCCCTCTCGATTAAGGAGTGTAGGTCTGATGCCATGAGTGGGCGTCCTGTCAGAACGAACTGAGGGAATGTTTGTAAATATTCCCACAGTTGTTTCTGATAATCTCTCGAGAGCCAGTAACGTAGGGTATTACCCTTTGTTATTAGCCTCACTTTGAGAGGTTCCAGGATAGCCGAGACTTTGACCGCAGTTGGTTCCTCAAGAGCTCTATCAATTAGCTCATTGAGGTCTGCCTGTAGGGTAGGTCCGAAAACGGACTCTGTAACCCCTGGTCGTGTCTCCACCATGGTAATCAATTCTTCTCTTGTGATTTCTGGTCTGGTTTGAAGCCAACCGCGCGCACCTCCGTCCCCACGGACCGACTCAAACGAAGCACTTGAAGTGGCTTCGTGGAGTTTCGGCTCTCTGGGTTTGAAGGTCGCGAAGAAATCACGATAGTAGAACTGCATCTTGCTTTTGCTTGGACATTTGCCTCTTGGCTTGTCAGTAAGCGCAGCACGATGCTTGACCATCGCATCCACGATGAATTGCTCATCGACCTGCATGCAGGCCCTTTTGACTCCTTGAAGAATGCCGAAGAAAAATCGAGCATTTTTAGTTGAGTCACGAGCAATGATTCGTGTTTTGAGGAATCTTTTCAGCGCCCCAGACCACAACGGATTAGACTGATATCCGTCTGGTACTGTGGGTAAATCGTTCTCGAGAAATTTCGCGAATGGGTATGCTGTTGCGTACTTCGCGAATTTAACGAATTTCTCGACCGGCCACTTGGCCGCCGTACGATAGATCACTAACTGATCCTCCAGTCGGAAGTTCATTATTTTCGATGAGTAGTCCAATAGGATCTCAAGGTAGCCTCTAGAATAGAAGGCCGCCTCAGGACCTGAGACAAACTCGTCAATGAATTTCCAACCCTGTGGGGTCTTGGCAAGTCCTAATTGATTGGCATACTCACAGAGCAACTGTTGCTCGTGAGTCGCCTTTGGACGAACCTCGACCCCCTCACCCCGGGCTCCCCGGGTCAGGGAACTAACAACCACATCTAAGAGTGTCAGAGCATTTGTATGACTCCGTTTGTACGATATTCTCTTCG